TGCGCTCCGGATGGGGCGCACGCTCTCAGAGCTTCGGCAGAATATGACGGCAAGCGAGCTTCTGATGTGGATTGAGTACGACAGGCAAAGTCCGGTTGGCGATATTCGTGGTGACATTCAGGCAGCTCAGCTCGTCTCTGCCATCTACGGCTCGCAGGGGGCAAAAGTACCGCTGGACGATGCGATCCTGCGCTGGGGTGGTGACGAGCAATCAGAACCGAAGGACCCGTTTGCAGGGCTTGAGGCTGCACTTACAGCTGCAACTCAGTGACTTTTTACCCAGAAAACATTAGGATTTTAGCCACTAATAATTCTGGGGATAGAAAATGGAAATTTTACTTGTTTCAATTGTAATAGGCTTAGTTCCAGCCTTAATAGCTCAAAGCAAAGGCCGCTCTTTCTTTGCTTGGTGGGTTTATGGTGCATTGCTGTTTATTATTGCCTTTGTACACTCGCTGGTAATTAAGAAAGATGTTGCAGCTGAAGAAAAAGACTTAATTGAAAATGAGGGTATGAAAAAGTGTCCGTTCTGTGCGGAAATAATCAAAAACGCAGCCATTAAATGTAAACATTGTGGCAGTGATTTGATGGCCGAATCACCTCCGGCTAAAACCGATGAAGAATACCTTGAAGAAGCCAGGCAAAAGGTCTGGAAACAATAAAAATAAAACCGCTTCGGCGGTTTTTTTACGTCTGGAGTTTGGATAAATGGCAACCTTACGCGAATTAATAATCAAAATTTCCGCCAATTCTCAATCTTTCCAGACGGAAATTTCCCGCGCCTCACGAATGGGGCAGGATTATTACCGCACCATGCAGAATGGCGGTCGGCAGGCCGCCGCTGCTGCCAGAGAGAGCGAAAGGGCGCTCTCTGATTTGACCGCCGGATTTGCATCTGCTGGAAGGGCTGCCGCCGCAGCTACGGCAGCCTTTGCAACGGGTAAAATTGTGCAGATTGCTGATGAATGGAACTCCGTAAACGCTCGTCTCAAACAGGCATCATCTTCTGCTGATGATTTTGCCGCTTCACAGCGTCAGTTAATGGAAATCAGCCAAAGAACCGGCACGGCATTTTCAGATAACGCAAACCTTTTTTCCCGCGCAGCAGCCTCAATGCGCGAGTACGGCTATAGCTCTGACGAAGTTCTGAAAATTACAGAAGCTGTCTCTACCGGCCTAAAACTTTCTGGGGCTAACACTCAGGAGGCGAGTTCTGTTATCACTCAGTTCAGCCAGGCGCTCGCACAAGGCGTTCTTCGTGGTGAAGAATTTAATGCCGTTAACGAAGCCGGTGATCGGGTAATCCGCGCTCTGGCTGCGGGAATGGGTGTAGCCCGTAAAGACCTCAAGAGCATGGCTGACCAGGGACAGCTTACGATTGATAAGGTTGTCCCAGCTTTAATGAGCCAGTTAGGAGCGTTGCAGGGCGAATTTGCCAGCATGCCACAAACGGTTTCTGGGTCCCTTCAAAAAGTAACTAACTCATTCATGGCCTGGGTGGGCGGTGTAAACCAGGCAACCGGTGCTACTGATGCGCTGTCTGGCGGATTGGATAATGTTGCCCAGACGCTTGATTCCTTTACCTCATCAGCAGTGAGCGGCGCGCTGAGTGACGTTGCTGACAATATGTCAACAATTACAACAGTCGCTGGGGCGCTTGTTGGCGTGGGGCTGGCTCGCTACCTAAGCGGAGTTGTAACCAGCGCCACGAGTGCAACAGGTGCGCTAATTTCAGCGGCTAAGTCAGAGGTTGCACTTGCTGTTGCGCAGGATAAAGCGGCTCAGTCTGCTGTTGCAGCTTCAAGGGCAGAAGTTTATCGAGCCCAGCAGGCTGTTCAGCGATCGCGAAGCGCAGATGTTCAGGCCGCCCAGCAAGAGAAAATTGCGGCAGCAGAGGCAAAAGTTACAGCAGCGCAAGCCAGACTGACAACCGCTCTTGCAAGTGGCACCGCTACGGAAAAAGTCAGGGCCAGAACTGCTCTTGAGCGCGCGCAGGCAGGGCTGGTGGCAGCTAAAAACGCTGATGCTCAAGCTATTGCTGAAAGGCGTCTGTCCGCGACCCAGGCTTCATTAAGCCGGAACCTCGCAAACCGCGTTTCGACTCAAAGCAATCTCAATAGCGTAACATCTGTCGGTACTCGCCTGATGAGTGGTGCGCTTGGCCTGATTGGCGGCGTGCCGGGTCTGGTGATGCTGGGAGCAGGAGCCTGGTATGCGATGTATCAGAATCAGGAGCAGGCCCGTCGTTCGGCGCAGGAATACGCCACCACGATTGATGAAGTCAGTAAAAAGTCGAAGGCAATGTCTTTGCCTGAAGCTTCAGACAATGCTGAGAAGACGCGCGCAGCATTGAATGAGCAGAACAGGCTGATAGATGAACAAAAGAGCAAGATCGAAAATCTGAAAGAGCAGATAGCTGGTTATCAGTCAGTGATCAGTAAGCCCGGTCCAACGACCAGCGGTGGTTTCATGATTAACCACCTGACATCTTTGGATACCGTGACCCGTGGACTGGCTACAGCCACTGAACAGTTATCTGTTGAGCAGGAAAGACTTGCTCAGATGCAGGAGAAATCTGCCTCTATCCAACAGGTTCTTGAAGGTCTTGAGCATCGGCGTGTGACGTTAATTCGGGAGGAGGCGGCAAATCAGAACCGGGCTTATCAATCACTTCTGTTGATGAATGGGCAGCACGATGAACTTAATCGATTGCTCGGTCTGGGTAACCAACTCCTTATGGCCCGGCAAGGGCTGGCTAACGTCCCGCTCAGACTCCCTCAGGCCGACCTCGACAAAAAACAAACCGATGCCCTCGAAAAGAGCCGCCGGGATCTGGAGTTGTCACGCCTGAAGGGTGAAGCAAAAGAGCGCCTGAGACTGAGTTATGCAGCCGATGACCTGGGGTTAACCAGTGATCCGCAATTCCAGACAGGCCGTCAGGAGTTGATTAATAACGGTCTTGCTGAATGGCGGAATAATGAGGCCAACAAACCTAAGGCGAAGGGCGGTAAAACCGAAGGCGAGAAAACCGAGGATGTGTATAAGCGCCTTATCAAGCAGCAAAAAGAGCAGATTGCCCTGCAAGGCCAGAATACTGAACTGGCGAAGGCTAAATACCAGGTCAGCCAGGGCGAACTTGCTTCTCTGACAGAAGCCCAGAAAAAGACGGTATTGCAGAATGCTGCGCTGATTGACCAGGTTAAATTACGTGAGCAACTGCGAAATTACGAAGCCAACCTTGCTGACAGTAACGCAAGCGCCCGCGCAGCCAATGAAGCGCAACTGCTGGGCTACGGGCAGGGAACCAGGTTCCGTGAAAGACTTCAGGAGCAGTTCAATCTGCGTAAGGAGTTTGAGCAGAAGAATACCGATCTTCTCCGCCAGCGTCAGGCTGGTGAAATCGACGAGACGTTCTATCAGCAGGGGCTGGCACTTAATAAGCGCTACCTCGAAGAGCGCCTGCGCGACCAGGAGGGATATTACGCAGCTTCTGATGCGCAGCGTGACGACTGGATGACGGGACTGTCTGAGGGTTATGCGAACTGGGTGGACGAAGCTACTGATTATTCTTCCATGGCCGCTGACGGCATGAAGCAGGCCATGGGTGGCGCGGTCACCACGATCACCGACATGCTCAATGGCAACGTTGACAGCTGGAAGGACTGGGGCGTGAGCGTACTGAAGATTATCCAGAACGTTCTGGTGAACATGGCTGTTGCTAATGGCGTCAGCTCAATTGGATCACTGTTCAGTTTTGGTGCCTCGTCAGCCGCAACCGCCAGCAGCGGTACCGCTATTCAGAATGCTGGCGCGAACTTTACCTTTAATGCGAAGGGTAATGTTTACGACTCTCCGTCCCTGAGCGCTTACAGCAATGGCGTTTTTCAGACGCCTCAGCTGTTTGCTTTTGCCAAAGGTGCGGGGATTTTCGGCGAGGCAGGTCCTGAAGCCATTATGCCACTCACGCGGGCACCTAATGGTGATCTTGCTGTTCGCGCAGTAGGGATGCCGCAGGTCTCTGGTGGCGTGCCTTCAGTTAACTTCGGCGATATCAATATTCAGGGCGGTTCTCCACAGGCGTCCAGTCAGGGTACTGCCGGAGCAGCAGGCAGGCAGCTTAAGGATGCCATCACTGGTGTCATTAACGAACAGGCCAGCATGCCGGGTTCGCCTCTGTGGCGATTAATCAAGGGAGTTTAACCATGGCAGTCGAAACCTTCAGCTGGTGCCCAAAGGTTGCCTCTCAGGTTGATACAAATTTTCGTACCCGAAAGGCACAGTTTGGCGATGGCTATGCGCAGGTTGCCGGGGACGGTATCAACCCGGTAACACCTCAGTGGAGCGTGAGCTTTACCGGTGACGAGGCTTACATTCAGACCATTAAAAACTTTCTGAACAGACATGCCGGGTGGAAGTCATTTATCTGGAAGCCGCCGCTTGAGCCTTCAGGTTTATGGCGCGCGGAATCCTTCCAGATATCTACCCACGGCAACAAAAAATACACCCTCAGCAGCACATTCATACAGGCATACCATCCATGAGTATTTCATCTGATGTCCAGAAACTGGAGCCGGGTAAGCGCGTCCGCCTGATTGAGGTAGACGGCTCAGCGTTCGGTGCGGGTATTCTTCGCTTTCACAACGAGACAATCCCGCATACCGAGGCGGAAATCATCGCCGCAGGCGGCGACGAGTCAAAACTTGAGCCGAAGTCGGTGTGGTGGCAGGGGCAGGAGTATGGCGCGTGGCCGTATGAACTGACCGGCATATCTGTAAGCAGTGACGGCCAGAGTTCACGGCCGTCACTCACTGTTGCAAACATCAGCGGTACGATTGGCGCGCTGTGCCGCAGGTTTCAGGGGATGGCTAAAGCAAAGGTGATCATCCATGACACCTTCGCTCACTACCTGGACGCAAGAAATTTTCCTGGCGGGAACCCGACTGCGAATCCCAACGAGGAGCGCAAACAGGTTTATTACATCGACCGTAAATCAGGGTCAGACGATGAAACCGTAGAGTTTGAGCTTTCCAGTCCAGCCGATTTGCGAGGGCAACTCATTCCGACCCGGCAAATTCAGCCAATGTGCACGTGGTGCATGCGGGGCTGGTACAAAACCGGGAACGGCTGCACCTACGCCGGGCAAAACGGCTGGTTCGATAAAGACGGCAATCGGGTGGACGATCCTTCACAGGATGTTTGCTCCGGATTGCTGTCAACGGGCTGTAAACCTCGCTTCGGAGAGAATGAACAGCTGGATTATGGCGGGGTCCCCGGCGCTTCACTTCTGAGAGGATAATCATGCGCGACAAAACAGTTAGCGCCATTCTGGCGCATGCCGCCGCATCCTTCCCCGAGGAGTGCTGTGGCGTGGTTATTCAGAAGGGGCGGGTGGAGAAATACATCCCCTGCAAAAATAATGCTGAGTCGCCGACTGAGCAATTTGAACTTAATCCTGAGGATTATGCGGCCGCTGAAGAGCAGGGCACTGTGGTGGCGATCGTCCACAGCCATCCCGGCGACGGGGCAACAACTCAGCCGAGCGAGCTCGACATGCTGATGTGTGATGCCAC